CAATATTATCAAAACATTTTACATTAATTACATCAAAATTATAACAATCATTATGTTCATCCATATATATATTTTTACTAATATCATCGAATGTTATATGTTTTCTATTTTTTGTAATAATATGTATATAAAAGATACCAAGTATAAATGCTATGAAAAAACTATACCAATTTATATAGAATATTCTTCTCATTGTCTATTAATATTCTTTATATTTATTTTTTAATACATCTACCAGAATCAGGGTTACATTTTTTATCTTTTTTCTCACATTCTGCTTTTTTAGCTTCTGTACATTTATCTTCCTTAACAGCAGGTTTATCTTCTACTTTATCTTCCTTAGCAGCAGGTTTATCTTCTACTTTATCTTCCTTAACAGCAGGTTTATCTTCTACTTTATCTTCCTTAGCAGCAGGTTTATCTTCTACTTTATCTTCCTTAACAGCAGGTTTATCTTCTACTTTATCTTCCTTAGCAGCAGGTTTATCTTCTACTTTATCTTCCTTAGCAGCAGGTTTATCTTCTACTTTATCTTCCTTAGCAGCAGGTTTGTCGTCTTTAACACATCTACCTGAACTTGGATTACATTTCTTACCTTTTTTCTCACATTCTGCTATTTTAGCTGGTGTACATTTATCAACTTGTTTTACGATAGGCTTCTCTTCTTGTTTTACGATAGGCTTCTCTTCTTGTTTTACGATAGGTTTTTCTTCTGCTATTTTAACATCTAAATAAGAATATAGTGTTAAATTATTATATTTAGGTGTCTTTAATTTTAAATAATTATGTAAAGCAGTTTTTGTTTTATTATTTTTAAAAATTTCCATTAATTCAGCTTTTTCACGCAAATAATTATCATAATTGATATGTTGCTCTACTCTTTTGTTTTCATATTCCTCATAATATTTATCTTTTTTTATATTATTAATATTTTCTTTATCAGCTATTTTTTTAAAATACAATTTAATATTTTTTTTTAACATATCAGTATCTATATCATTATTTGCATTAGTTATATCAATTATATTTTTTTCAATACTTCTTAATATTTCCATTTAATAATATTGAGGATAAAAATAAATATTTTATCGTGGCAACATAATATCATCAAACATTCCTTTATAAAATGTTTGTAGACTTTCAGCTGGTTTCATTTGATCTTCATAAATAGTTCTAGGTACATATTTTACAATTACTTTATCTTTTTTACATATTTTTTTGTTATTATGATAACCTTGCACAATTAGTAAGCAACCTATAAATAATATAAATATAGCTATTGCTTTCATTATTTAATGATAAACTCTAAATAAAAGAATTATTTAATTTTATTCTTGTTTGCGCTCACTCCATACATCAACATTTTCAATGCTTTCTTTAATGCTTGTAAGTTCAACATTTGTATCATCGGTAATTTCATCATTTAGTGCATCGCTAGGTGTTTGCGACGAAGATGTCTCAGCACCTACAGGTTGCTGTGATGCGGCTACAATACTATTTTTGCGACTTTCAAAAACAGTATCTTTATCATCCATGTTTTGTTTATATTCTTTCATTAAAGTGTTTAGTTGAGTATTTGAATATTCTACATCCTTGATAAATTCAGGGTCGGGTGCCCATGCACACCAGCACCCTACTTCTCCAACATAAATATGAAATTTATCACCTAATTTTTTTAAGAATTCGCTACGTGTTTTAGCCTCTTCAATAGTTTCAAAGCAACCGCGTACTTTTACACCACGAATTGATGTTACACCTTTATTATCTGCATGATATTTGGCTTCAAGTTCCTGCCCTTTTACAGATTTAAAGAACTTATATTGTTCGTCCATTTCTTTTGCGTCAAAGATATATTTGTGATTATCACAAATGCTATCAATTACATCTTTTGTTTCAGGATATTTTTCCTTAATAGAACCAAATATTTCTTTAACATTTGTGGAAAAGCTTTCAATAAATTTACTAAAAAATAGTGCTTCTTTATTGATAATAACATCTTCGGGACTTACAAATGATAAGAGAACATACTTTTGACCTCTAATTGGCTTATCTTCGTCTAAATGATCCTCAACTCTTGGATCTACTAATTCAATTTTTTTATCTGTTAATGTCATAATTCTTATAATATTTTATATAAATATAATCTTATATATTTTTTTTAAAAAAATATAAAATAATATTAAACAATGAACTATAAATTTGATTATTCGGAGGCTGGATCCCGACTAATGAAATATTTATTTGAAGGTTTGGTTGTTGCATTCATAGCAATTATATTGCCAAAAAATAAATTAGAATGGAATGAAATATGGCTACTTGCCTTAACAGCAGCATGCACTTTTTCAATATTAGATTTACTATCGCCAGTAATATCACAAAGTGCGAGACAAGGTGTTGGATTAGGCACTGGATTTAGTTTGGTAGGATTTCCAATGGGATTTTAAAGAGTACTATAATGAAGGTATATTTTCATAATTTAAATCTATACATATTTTTTTCCATATTTGGTCTTGAACATAAAGCTTTTCTCTACTTTTTAATAAAGGAAAGTATTTGAGATATTCGTCTAGACCCAATATTTGAAAAAACTTATAAAGAACATAGCTGTATGATAAAAAGTTTTTTCTATCTTTTGGACAATGTTTCAAGAAAGGTGCTTGAATACTCCTAAACATGCTGCAAAGTTTTTCTTCTAATTCGGGGCTAAATTGTGGTGTAGGAATACCATTAATTCTGTTTATAATATAATTAATATGTTCATAATATTTATTTATACGTAATCTTTTAAGAATATCTCTCATTTTAGTATAAGTAATAGTTTTGAGGTCAACTATTTTTTCTTTTTTAATTTCCGCTAATATTTTCACAAATACTTCATCGGGTATATCGGTACTTTCTTTACCTTGCACTTGATTACACCATTCTCTAAAATGATTAATTCTCTTATAGCAAAAATGCGATGTATCCTTAGTATTTTGTTTAAGTATAGGTCTATTTTGTTCTACCAATAATAACTCTTGATAACCGCAAGTATTACATATCATTATTGCATCTTGTTGTAGACAAATCATTTTACTTTTGCACTCTTTACATATTTCAATATTGTCATCTTCAACATTTCTAACGTATTTTTTATTTATAATAGACATATACTTATCAACTAATGTACTTTTATCTTCAAATGTTTCTTCATTTTTTGTATTTTTACTTGTAATATCATTATTTTCTATATTAGATGTAGAAGTATTATTATCTTCACAATTGGTGTTATTATTAATATTATTTAAAGCATCCAATACATTTATAGTATTGTGCAATAAAATAGCTTTTTTCTTTTTAGATTCGCTTTTGTACACATTTCTACTTTGTTTAATTGGTAAATCAACAGATGACTTAATAATATTGTTATTTCCAATAAGTGCATTATTAATATGTGACTGTTTATCAACAGTATCATAATATTGAAATAAAATATAACTTGTATTTTTATAATATTCTATTTCATCATAATTATTATTAAGTTCTTTAATTTTATTTTTTGTATCAATAATTTTTTCACGTAAATCAATATTACTACTCCATAATATATTTATAGTATCTTTATTGGTTTCTTTATTTAGTTCGTTAAATATAATATTAGAACTTAATTCATATTTATTTAATAAATTATTGTAATAAGATAATTCTTTGTCAGTATTCTCGAAATTTTTTATCATATTGTTATGCATAGCATCAAGAGTATAAGTTTCATTTGTATCAGTATTTATTTTTTTTTTTGATGATTTTTCTTTAAACATCGTTTATAATAAAATTATTAATATAAAGTTTTATATGTATTATATTAGAAAATTAATTGCGTAGTAATTTATATTTTTTTCTCCTCTAATAGTATAAAGAATATAGCGTAAATGGGTGGTGGTCTTCTTCAACTAGTAGCTTATGGTGCTCAGGATGTTTATTTAACTGGTAATCCTCAAATTACCTTTTTCAAAGTTGTATATCGTCGTCATACTAACTTCGCTATTGAAGCTATCCAACAAACCTTCAATGGAAACCCAGGATATGGGAACACTGTAAATTGTCAAATATCCCGTAATGGTGATTTAATCAACCGCATGTACCTCCAAGTGGAGGTTCCTCCTGTTAAAACAGGAGAAACTGATACATATGTTAACTACTTAGGTCTTCGTTTATTAAAATCTGTTGTAATAGAAATTGGTGGTCAACAAATTGATAAACACTATTCCGACTGGATGTACATCTGGAACGAATTATCTTTACCAACTGGCAAACGCTATGCGTATGACAAGATGGTAGGTGCTGATACCGGTGATACTACGTCATCGACTACTACTTTATATGTTCCCTTAGAATTCTGGTTTTGTCGCAATGTAGGTTTAGCGCTTCCATTAATTGCCCTTCAATATCACGAAGTTAAAGTAAAGATTGAATTTGAACAACTATCTAATTGCATTGTAGATTCTGATGGTGGTACTAGTGCTGATACTGGCAATTTCTCAGAACTAAAAGATATATCTTTATGGGTAGATTACATCTTCCTTGATACTGATGAACGCAGACGTTTTGCTCAATTATCTCACGAATATTTAATTGAACAATTACAATTCACCGGCACTGAAACACTAGGAACTGGAAGCACCCGTGTCAAACTCAACTTTAATCACCCATGTAAAGAATTAGTATGGGTCGCCAAAGCCAAAGGTACTACTTTACGTAATGCCAGATGGTATGATTACTCTGATATGGATGTAAAAGATGACAATGCTGTTGTACCAAATGACAAAGCTAAGAATCCATTCGAAGATGCGATTTTACAGTTAAATGGCAATGACCGTTTCGCAATCCGCAAAGGTTCTTATTTCAATTTAGTACAACCTTATCAACATCACACCAACGTAACAGCGAACCCTGGTATTAATGTATATTCCTTTGCTCTTAAACCAGAAGATCATCAACCAAGTGGCACTCTCAATATGTCTCGTATTGACACAGCCACTCTCATGGTTACTACTGTTGATAAAATGCAAATATTAATTAATAGATCAACTGATAAAACAATGGATTACAGTGGTATCAATATATATGCTGTAAACTATAACGTTCTCCGCATATTATCTGGTATGGGTGGTCTTGCTTATTCCAACTAAATTATTAAAATATGTGTATTATTTTTCAATATATTATAACAATAATAATGTAATGTCTTTTGTGTAATATTACACTTTTTTTTTCTCCACTAATAGTATAAAGAATATAGCGTAAATGGGTGGTGGTCTTCTTCAACTAGTAGCTTATGGTGCTCAGGATGTTTATTTAACTGGTAATCCTCAAATTACCTTTTTCAAAGTTGTATATCGTCGTCATACTAACTTCGCTATTGAAGCTATCCAACAAACTTTCAACGGAAATCCAGGATATGGCAACCGTGTAACTTGCCAAATCTCTCGCAATGGTGATTTAATCCACCGCATGTATTTAGCAGTTGATATGTCGGATGAATCCGTAGCTGTATGTCCCTATTTCGGTTTACGTCTTGTTGACTATGTAGAACTTGAAATCGGTGGCCAAAAGATTGACAAACAATACTCTCACTGGATGTATGTATGGAATGAATTATCATTACCTGTATCCAAACGTAAAGGTTACAAAAAAATGGTTGGTGGCGATGGTGGCATATTAAAAGCTACTTCCAATGATCAATTATATATACCTCTTGAATTCTGGTTCTGCCGCAATGTAGGTTTAGCCCTTCCATTAATTGCTCTTCAATATCACGAAGTCAAAGTAAACATCTTATTTCAAACTGCAGAAAAATGCCAAGGTACTACCACTGCTCTCGCGAAACCATTAGGTGCGTCATCTCTATGGGTTGATTATATCTTCCTTGACACTGATGAACGTAGACGTTTTGCTCAATTATCGCATGAATATTTAATTGAACAATTACAATTCACCGGCACAGAATCCCTATCTGGTACCCAAGCCAAACCTAAATTATCTTTCAATCATCCTTGCAAGGAATTATACTGGTTTGTTGAAGCACAAGGCACCGATCTTCTTAACAATAACGTTAATTGGTTCAATTACACAAAAAGTCCTGGTGTATTATCAGATGTTTTAACAAAAGTTGGTGAAAGAAGTGCAGTAAATTCTATCAATCCAATTGTATCAGCTAAATTAGTATTAAACGGAAATGATCGATTTTCTGAACGTCCCGGTTCTTATTTCAATTTAATACAACCATATCAACATCACGAAAATGTTCCAACCAATGCTGGTTTAAATGTTTATTCATTTGCTCTTAAACCAGAAGAACATCAACCAAGTGGCACTCTTAATATGTCCCGTATTGACACCGCTGTACTAAACTTAAACTTAAGCTTACGACCAAACGATACATCATCATTACACGTATATGCTGTCAATTACAACGTTCTACGCATATTATCTGGTATGGGTGGCCTTGCTTATTCCAATTAAATATTACGATATTATTTTTATTCATATTATTATAATAATACTTTGTGTATAATAATATCTTCTTTTTTTTTCTCCACTAATAGTATAAAGAATATAGCGTAAATGGGTGGTGGTCTTCTTCAACTAGTAGCTTATGGTGCTCAGGATGTTTATTTAACCGGTAATCCTCAAATTACCTTTTTCAAAGTTGTATATCGTCGTCATACTAACTTCGCTATTGAAGCTATCCAACAAACTCCAACCGGAAGTAATTCGTTAGGTTCCCGTGCTAGTTTCCAAATAACTCGTAACGGTGATTTAATCCACCGTGTATATTTCAACGGTAAAATCAAAAATAATAATACCACCGGTACCACCGCTTCTGAAAATAACGTAGCTCTTGTACCAAACTTTGGTCAAAAATTATTAAAAACTGTTGAATTAGAAATTGGTGGTCAACGCATAGATAAACATTATTCTGAATGGTTATACATCTGGAATGAATTATCATTACCTGCTGGCAAACGTTCAGGTTATAATACTATGGTTGGCGCAAACGATGCTAATTTATGTACTAAATTAGCACCAAAATATGAATACGAATTATATGTTCCTCTTGAATTCTGGTTCTGTCGCAATGTAGGTTTAGCTCTTCCATTAATCGCCCTTCAATATCACGAAGTTAAAATCAATATTGAATATGAATCTGCTTCTAACTTAGTAGATACCCATGTTTCTAATTTATGTGAAGATGAAGATGGTGACGGCTGCACAAATGGCAACATGAAAGCAACTGATAGTACTGCTGCTTTCACAGTTGATGATGGCTCCGGTGGGCAGACTGCTGTTAGTAAATTTGCTACTGGTTATGCTATTTCATTAAGTGATGCTAATTTATGGGTTGACTATGTTTTCCTTGATACCGATGAACGCAGACGTTTCGCACAATTATCGCATGAATATTTAATAGAACAATTACAATTCACTGGTACCGATACCATGACTATATCTTCTTCTGCTGACAGCATGAAACCAGTTAGACTTAACTTTAACCACCCATGCAAAGAACTTGTTTGGGCTGTTAAATCTGATAATAATTCAGATAAAGAACAATACCCATTCTGGAACAACTTTTCAACTGCGGAATCTGAGAATGCTAATACTACTGCTAATAATTATAGTAATTCGTCAAATCCTACTATGCAAGCTAAAATTATGCTCAATGGCAATGATCGTTTCGCTACTCGCAAAGGTGATTATTTCTCACTTGTTCAACCTTACCAACATCACGAAAATACTCCTGATGAAAATCATAATGGTATCAATGTATATTCGTTCGCCCTTAAACCAGAAGAACATCAACCCAGTGGCACTCTCAACATGTCTCGTATAGACACTGCTGTATTATCTCTATCATCAAGTGTAGCCGGTACTATCCATGTATATGCTGTCAACTACAACGTGCTCCGTATCTTATCTGGTATGGGTGGTCTCGCTTATTCCAATTAAAAAAACAAATTATCTAGATTTAAATTATTTTTATACATGTTTTATATTAAACCATTCAAGTATATTCTCATCATTTATATTAACTTTATCTTCAATAAGTACCATAATATCAAATAATTTTTTAGATAACAAATATGATATTTCTTGTATATAATTATTTAATCCGACATTTCTTTCATTATAGCAATAATCTATTTTATTATAAATGATATCAATGCATTTATTATTAAGTTTTTTGATATAATAGCTAAGTAGGGATTCATATTGACTCATTTTATCATCTTTGTATCTTAAAATATCTGGCTTCAAAATCTTAATCAAATATGTTTCAACCATATCACAATTATAATTATTAATTTTGTCTTCAATTAGCATATTAAAATTAGTGTTTTCTTTAACAAGACTATTACATTGCTTAGATGATTCAGATAGTTTTTTTAAAGCGCAAAAATCATTATTTAGATACCGAATAATGTTACCATTAAAATCTTCAACAAAAACGTTGTTCATAATATTATTAAAAGTATATTTATATATATTATCAATTTTTATATAAAAATTGAATATTATCTTTTATATTTATTAAGTTAAATATGAGGTGTTATAGTTGTAATAAAAAATTGAATACTTTGGAAGGATTAACAAACAAATGCAAATGCGGCAACCATTATTGTAGTAAACATTTATTCTATACAGAACACGATTGTACTTTTGATTATATTGTTGATTACAAAGAGAAGGCAACAAGTAATATTGTTAACTTAACAAATAAGATAATTAAAATTTAAAAATGAGTACATAATTTTATTATAATTTTATTTTTATAAACTTTGTAAAACTTTCTATATTTTATAAATTATGTACTCAAATTATTTAATAAAAAATTGATATAAGAATATTGTTATAAAGTCGTATTATAAATGAATGACTTAAAAAGAGCTGTACTTTTTCAAAAAGCAGGAGATATTTTGATGGATAAATTTAGTGATACTAAATATTGTAATATTCCGGAAAAATATAAGTATCTATATAATATTTATATCCCATTGTCATCTGGAAACAAAAGAAAAATTAAAGAGTAATTATTTTATATTGACTGGCTTCTTTTTTGCTGTTTTTTAGTAGCAGGTTTTTCAACACATGATTTACAATGTTAAAGTAAATTTAAAAAAATAATAATACTATTATCTTGTTTTCTAACTATTTATTCTAATTAATCATCAGAAATAATAATACTATCAAGATAAGGATTAAGAATTTCATTAACAATAAATTCTGGCTTAAACTCATCGTAATTCATGAAGATTTTTAGGAGTTGTTCTGAAAATCCTGAAACCATTGCTGTACCTTCTGTATCACAATTAACAGGGAATGTTCCTTGATTATCCGAATTAAGATTCCAGAATACAAACTTAGGTGCTGTATAACCACTTTTTTTATATTTTTTAATAATATTCTGATAAATTGTTTCTAATTCTTCTGAACTATCTATTGCTTCATTAAATTGCATATCAGTAAATACAAATAGTTTTTTGGGCATTTCGCTATCGGGAATATTATATTTAATACCGTAGCTGATAATGGCTTCACAACATTTAACAAAATCTGTGCTAAAGCCATAACTTACATTTATCATTGAGTTAAGTGATTTAAACAAACTAGGTTCATTATATTCCAATGTTATCAGTTCGGGTTCTTCACTAAATGTAATAAATTTGTTTTTAAATAAACCATTACAACATTGTGATGTAAGAATGCCGAGAGAAACAGCTACTTGTGCGGGAATACTGCCATTTCTTGCCCCAAACATTGAACCAGACAAATCTACAATTGCTAATGAATTATTAAAGTTACCAGATTTTTTAACATTTTCTAGAATTGTTTTCCACTGCAACTCAATAGTTTCATTTGGGCCATAATCATCATTATGACGCGTATCAATATAATATTTAGATAATTCGTGAGGCAAGATTCCTGTTACTTTGATTTCCGCTTTACCACTTCTAACATCCGCCAGATATTTGAGATATCTTTCTTCATCGTGTTTCATAAAGACATTAAGTAATTTCTTTGATGCTACACCAGGAACTGCTTGATATTTAATATCGCCCCATTTTCCACTACACATTAGTGTCTCAACAATATTAATTTTTTTTCTAAGAGGAACAATGATTTCTTTACGATATTTTTCCATTCGCTTATCATCATCAAGACCATAAATTTCTGTTGCAACACGTTTAGCCATATGCTTTCGTTTATCATTTCTATCTTTTTCACTAGGAGCCCATTTTGCACACAGCGAAACACTTTTATTATCTTTAATTAATAGCTTATCTTTCAATAGTTTGTTTGAAAACAATTTCATTTCATAATTTTTATTTAGAGTATTAGAATTATGATAATACGTAATATAAAGTAAATCCTTCCAGCATCCATATTTATCTATATAATTCATTAGATTATCACAATATGTGGCAAACTTGTATGTTCGTAGCCATAACATTGCTTGATTAGCGACTTTCTTTTCTTTTTTTCCATTTACTCTATCACGTCCATTAAAAATGATTGCGATGGTTTTTTTAGGGTCATCTATCCAACACTTTTCAAGATATTCGTAGCTAACTTTTTTATTTAAATCACGAACAAACAACATGAAATAATCAACGATATTGCTTCCTGATGTTTTAAGAGATATAGCTCCATTTGTAGTTGTAGTGTAAGACATTATTCAAAGTAATGTATTATATAAAAATAATCTTATATCAATTTTTTATTATTTACTTAGCAGCCGCAGCAGCAGCAGCAGCAGCAGCAGCAAGTTTACTTGCAGATGGGGGGAAGTGATGGGATATAAGTTTTTGAAGGATAAAATAGTTGATTTCTTCTTTGGCATCGACGTTTAAAATTTTGCGTAGCTTTTCATCAGGAAGGATGAAACGTTTGTTTTCTGGTTTGTTAAGGTTATGTTCTTTGATATAGGAATTGATAAAGCGAGTGATATCAGTGCGAGATTTTTCGGTACCGCGTTGTTCGCCAATAAAATCACAAAGTTCATCAGATATCTTGTTAGGCTTAGCAAAACCAGATGGAGAGTTTTTAGCATTTTGACGTTTCTTTTGTACCTTGTCAATGATTTTTTGTTGTTTATCCCATTCTTTACTTAGTACTTTAAGTTGTCCTTGAAGTTCTTTACCCATGGTTACAAAGGCATTGACTTTTTCTACAATGCCTTGAAGAAAGTTTTCTTGTGGAGCCGCAGGTTGTGTGGTTTCGGATTTTACAGGTTCTTCAACCTTTTGTACAGGAGCAGGTTTTACCACATCAACAGCTTTGATTACAGGTACTTTCGCAGCAGCTGGTTTTTTCACAGCAACAACAGGGGCTTTTTTTGTAGCTGTGGGCATTATATATCGTATTTACTTTATGGATAATTATATAATCATTTGTTTATATCATTTTATACAAGCGTTTAAAAGATATTAATTATTATTAGAATGAAAGTACAAAGAATAGGTACCTATAAAAAAGAATTTAAATATTTTAACAAAAATAATGAAATTAAAAATGAGAAGCAATTAGATTTTTTTAAATCTCTTAAAATACCACCAGCATACAATAATGTAACTATAACTAATGGTAAAAAAATAATTGCATATGGATATGATTCAAAAAATAGAAAACAAGTTATATATAACCCTAATTTTATATCAAAGCAGAATAGTGCTAAGTTTAAAAAAATTAAAGATTCAATAAAGTATTTTTCTAGATTAAAAAGAGAAATAAAAAAAGATATTAGCAGTAATAGTATAAATAAAATTTGTGCAATAATAATAACCCTAATATTAGATTGTGGTTTTAGAATAGGTAATAAAAAATATGAAATAAATAATAATTCATATGGATTAACAACTTTAAAAAAGGAACATATATTTATTGAAAATAATTTTATTAAAATAGATTTTATTGGTAAAAAAAAGGTTAGAAACACAGCAATATGTAAAAGCAAAGATATATATAATTTCTTCTTTGATAGATTAGATAATATCAGAGATGAAGAATATATATTTAAATATAATGATAAATGTATTACATCAAATGATGTAAATAAATATTTATATAATTTTTATAAAAAATTTAATTTAAAAATAACAACTAAGGATTTGCGAACTTTAAATGCCAATACTTTATTTATGAAATTCTTTAAATTAAATATTAATTCTGAAAATCCGATAAAAAAATCTATTGAAGATACAGCAATAAAATTACATAATACTTACGCAGTTTGTAAGAAAAACTACATTGACCCTGAAATTATTAAAATGGCAGAAAGTCAATTAAATAAAAAATAAAAATTGATTTTTTTATATACTATAATATAAGATTAAACTTTATTATAATATAAAATGGATATCGCAAGTATTATCAATAATATCAAGGAAATGTTAGTGGAACGCGGAGATGATATATCGCTATTTGAAGAACATGAACTTTCCGTTGATAAAGAAGAATATGAAAATGATAGAAATATAATAGAATTTCAAACATCAAAAACAACAGTTATATTTGCTCTAACAAAAAAATTGAGAAAATATGTGATGGATGAATTAAAGAATAATGAAGGCGATATTAATAATTTCATTACTAAATATGGTAATAAGAAAAACGTTATATTGATATTTAATAATGATAACATATCACAACCTGTTATTGCTCAATTAAACAAATATGATAAATTGTTTCATAAAAATGATGGTCAATTGCAATATTTTCATGCTCAACAAATAATGTTTAATCCAACGAAACACGAATATGTACCTAAACATATTAAATTAAGTGAGAATGAAGCTGTTGAATTTATGAAAGAATATATGATTAAAAGTAAGTTATATATGCCTTTTATATTACATAATGACCCAATTGCAAAGTGGCTTGGATTAAAACAAGGAGATATTATTAAAATTATTAGATATAATGAAAATAGCGGTGTTTCTTTTTACTACAGATCCTGTTTTTAAATAAATATATATATTATTATAGAAGATAATATAACATAATATGAGTATGAATGTTCATAATGTTAAATATAATGAAATTAATAAATTATTAAGTAATATTTATAGCAAATACATTAATATTAATAATTTAGCTGATACAAGAACTCCATTTATAAAAGAAACATTAAAAAAAATAAATGCAGAAGATATTAAAGATGTTGATTTTGGTATTTTAGATAGTAATTACAATATTGATAAAACCTCTTTTACAAAGTTGATTAATGAAATTATATATTGTAATCTAGGTAATATTAATGTTGATAAAAGTAATAATGTTGATAATACAAATAAAACAAAAGGTTATTTAAAATTTGTTACTAGTGGTACTAAAAATGAAAAAGGAAAAGTTAATATAGTTAAAAATGATAAAGTTATAAATAATATTATTTCTAGTATGCATTTAGTTAATGTTTTTATTGATATACTAGAAGCTTATAATTCTTTTTTAAACGAAATAGCAAATTTAGAACATTTTAAAAAGAATATAAATAATATTATTATTGTAAATAAAAACGCAAGAAAATCAACTGATATTGACAAAAATGATGAAAATTATGGTTATTGGATAGATTCGGGTAAAGAAGCGAATCGTCCTGCTGTATCATCATTATATTTATCTATAAACTCTTATTTTGGTGATTCTACTACAAGTGCCTTATTACAAGAATTTATTGTTAATTATAATGCTTTCAACAATGTGGTTTCAGATTCAATGTCAACATATAGTCACACAGGAGAAATCGTTTCAGGTAAAAGTTTATTTAATGCTAGCTTAAAAATTACAGATAAAACTGATACCGAAACAAATAATATAACAGGTATTGTAATAAATATTTTACCAGATGGCAGAGCTGTAATTAAAAAAGATAAAAACTCATTAAAACCCGATGATGATATAATATTAAATCAAATTAATAATAGTAATATACAAAAAACTAATTTACACGAAGCATTACTTGAACGCAATAAAAGATTATTAAAAGATTTTTTAAATTTAATTATTAATTTTGATTTGGTAAATAGAAGAATACAAATTAACGGATTACTTACATATTTTAAAGTTATTAAAGAATATTTTTACATAGCACTAACATCTGGAAATTTATTATTTAATAGTTACTTTAATAAAATTGATTTAGATTATTCAACTGGTAAAGTACTTGCTGAAGATATGACTAGTATTGATAGTGGAGATAATGGATTTGCTATAAAATATTTAGATAATTCACAAATTGAAAAAATAGTAAAACAAATATATACTGATGGAACTAATGATGATATCAAAATACCAAAACCATCTTCAAGTAAAGAAACTTATCAGGATTCTATTTTTGGCACTGCAAAATCGGAGAATGATAATAAATATATGAATAAAATAATTGAAAATTTATCAGAATTACAAGAATTAGGTGCTAAATCAGCAAATATATCAAATGCTACAAAACAAGATATATCTGACAAAGGTTTTGTTGCAATAGTTGAAAATAGCACTACTATTAAAATTAAATCAAGAATAGACCTGCTTAATAAATTATTAGTTGATAAATCTGGTGGAAGCCCTGCTTTTGTAAGACCATCTGATAAATTATCAGATGTTACTAATATATCATTACCAGATGGAGATTATTTAGGAGGTACTCCTATTCCTATTAATAGTGACGATTCATTTAAATTAGATAATTTAACAAATAGCAATAGTGAATTGCCTATAAATGTTAAAAGATTTATATATAATTTAGATAGTAATAATTTATCAAAAAATTATATTATAAGTATAAATAATACAACTTTTCCAATCAAAGAAATTATAGCAAAAAATAATAAAACTGATGTTGAATTTTTAATAAGTGCAAGATTATTATATCCAACACAGAATTCAGACGATTTAAAAGATATTCCTGTATTAACATTGCCATATAATAAAATAACATTATTTGATGATAAATATTCTTATATGGGTTCAAGTTCTTCTTTACCAGAAAGATATTTTTCTTCATTAGAAGATGCTAAAGGTAAAAGTATATTGTTTCATTATGTAAAAATAGGGTCAGTGGATTATGGTGTTGATAATAAAGTAACTTTAACAATAAAAAAACCACTTGATTATAAATTGGGATATGTTAATAATTTAGAAGCAATAAAAACTATTAATTATGATATAAAATCTAATGAATCCAGAATTAAAAATGCTAAAACATTATTTGATTTAAATAAATCAAAATATAATGTTTTATATTATCAATTAATTTCATATATTGTAATATTAGCTGGTATTATCGTTACTTTAATATTAACAAATACAATGAACATGGATAAACCAGTTACTAAATTAGTAGCTAGTGTATGTTTTGGTATTGTAGTATTGCAATTTGTTACATATTATATATTAAGTGTATTATATATTGAAGCATTTACATTAGATAATGTTGTTGAAAATTTTTCTCAAACATATCCTTATCCTAATATAGTTAGTGGTTCTACTATGGAATTTACATCAGATTCTAATAATAAATATCCAGAGCAAAAAGTAGAGTTTGTTCAAAATCAATTAATATTATTAAATAATAAAATTATTCAAGCATTAGAATTAGCTAATGTTGGTGTTGGACAAGCAAGTTCTTCTGATGCGTATACTAAATTATTAAATATTACAGAATTTGAAAGAGTATCGAGAGGTAATATAAGCAATATTTTAGCTTTACAAAATGATGGTTCAAAAATGCATATTGACTTGCTTAAATATAGTACAAATGTACATTCTATAAATATTAAAACTGTTTTAATGTTATCACTTGCTATTGTAGGATTATTTACAATTAATGTTTATACGGATGGTAAATATATGGAAAAATTAGCATTTGTTGGTGGATTTATATTAATAATTATATTAGCATATTATTTAATATACTCTAACTCAGTTGTTAGAACAAGTTCAAATAATTTTTATTGGGGAAAAGAACATAAGTCAATTTATACTAATTTTTAATTATTTTATTTTTATTTAAACATATAAATTATATATATATATTATAAATGTACAATGACTACGGACGATAATTCAAGTTCAAATAGTGAAAAAACAACTGAAGAATCTAGTGAAAATTCAGAAAATAATTCTGATAAGGATCCAACATATAATAATAATAATAATAATAATAATGAAGATGATGATGAAAGTGAAGAGTATTATAATGAAGAAGATAATGAAAATGAAATAATACAAAATACGAGTATACCAAGTGGTGGGTTTTTTAATAAGCATAATGAGGAAGATAATTTCAAAAGAAAGCAAAAAATTTTTTTAATATTAAATCCCCCACAGAAAACAGCAAATAAAAAAATACAAAAGAAAAAATATGATTTTTATCATAAATATACAATGATTGAAAAAAATTATTTCGATAATTTATCTGACGAAGATAAAGATAAAATTAAACTAAAAGAAGATTCTATAAATGACGAATTAATATCAGATTTGCCAATGAGGTTTAGAATTCTCAATTTAAATATTAATGAAAAAACTAAAAAGAATATAATAGCAAAAATAGATAGTTTCAATAATATGTCACCATGTTCAAGTGAATATAATAAATTAAATAATTGGTTACATGCTTTAAATAATATTCCATTTAATAATTACTACGAAATACCAATTAAAATAAGTGATAGTAATGATAAAATATGCGATTTTTTAAATGGTATTAGACAAAAAATGGAAGATACCGTATATGGACACAAAGATGCAAAAGAACAAATTATAAGAGTTTTGGCTCAACTAGTATCATTTCCAAAAGCAAATGGATATATTATTGGAATACAAGGTAGTGCTGGTGTAGGTAAAACCAAACTAATTAAAGAAGGTATATGTAATGCTTTAAATTATCCAAATGCTTTTATATCACTTGGAGGTACAGATGATTCATCGTTTTTAAGAGGTCATTCATATACTTATGAAGGAGCAACTTATGGAAAAATTTGTGAATCACTTATGAAAACGGGTATAATGAATCCCCTATTTTTATTTGACGAACTTGACAAAGTTTCTAATACATATAGAGGTCAAGAAATAATAAATACATTAATTCATATAACAGACCCTGTACAAAATGATAAATACAATGACAGATACTTTGAAGAAATAGATTTTGATATTTCGCGTTCAATGATTATATTTACATATAATGATGAAGAACTTATTAACCCTATTTTAAAAGATAGAATGATTGTAATTAATGTTCCAGGATATTCCAATGAAGAAAAATTAGTTTTAGCGCAAGATTATATAGTTCCTGAAATTTTAAAACAATATAATTTAGAGATTGGCGATATAATATTTAATAGTAAATTATTAAAACATATAATTTGTAATGTTCAAAAAGAAGATGGTGTTAGAAATTTAAAAAGAGCAATTAATAACATAATTTCATGGGTAAATATGATGCGTTATGTACCAACAGATTCAGTTAAAATAACTTTACCATATGTTGTTACAATTGACTTTTATGATAAATATTGTAAATATAATAATAATAGTGATTATGATAAAAATATGTATCATTTATATTTATAGGATATAGTTAGGAAATGTCTAAGTTTTTATTTTATGGATGTTGGAACAATATCAATTGTGAAAAAGAGTATATTTATCGCGATTTAGTATTAAATTATATTAATAAAAAAGAAAAAAATATATCAAAATTTTTCATTGCAGGAGACAATTGGTATTCTACAAAAGTAACAAAAGTAAGTGAAAGTTCTACAAGTCTTATACAATATTATCTATTGAGTATTCTTAAAACAGGATATGATAAATTATATCAATTAAATAAAACTATCCATATAGCTGTTGGTAATCACGATGAACACGATGATGGAATTGACGAACCTTTGAAAACAAGATGTATGATTAAAACTCAAAAGAAATATATTGATAAATTAAATGAAAAGGTATTTGATAGTAGTGTAAGTATAGATTATGATAAAACATTACCAAAATATAGTAAGTTTATATCATCAAATAATGATTTAAGTAGTACTTTATTTGTTAATAATGATATGGATGGTTTTAATACTACATTAGAAGAATTAAGTGAAATGCAAAAAATAGATATTCATGATAATATAATGAATATATATGTTGATGAAATTGGTATAGTTGATAATGAGAAATATATTGTTATCATAATAAATACTAATAAATTAAATGATTCAAAATATATTACAGCTATACAAAAAAAATTCAATTATGTAAAGAAGATTAAAGCAGATAAACAAGTTTTTGTAATGGGACATATTCCATTATTTGCCATAAAAAAAAATAAAATTAAAGAAAAAAATGAATTATTTGGAAAAAGATATAATTTATTTAATTTATTAAGTGATTTTAATTATATTTATATTTGTGCCGATGCGCATTATTTTAGTATTATGGAAATAAGAAAAGGAAAAAAAAAAGTAATACAAATTACATGCGGTACAGGTGGTTCTGATCCCGATATAAATGATGAATTTTATGATATAAAAAAATATATTAAATATGACGGGTACAATATCGAATACTTTTTACTAAATTCATACGGATATAGTACAATACGTATTTATAAATATAAAATTATAATAATTTATAAGCAAATATTTTTAGTAGATAATTCTCATACGAGTGGTAATACATATATATATTCTATACATAGAGGACATGAAGATAATGTAAATGATGTAAATGATGTAAATGATGTAAATGATGTAAATGATGTAAATGATGTAAATGATGTAAATGATGTAAATGATGTAAATTTTGAAAAACAATCAAAAATTAAAAAAGAGCTATCTAAATTAGCATTTGAAATATATAAATATGATAAGAGTCTAACTTGTAAACATATTAGTAAACAAATACAAAATATAGAAGATAATGTTGTAACATCACAAGATAAAAACAAGTATTGTTTTAAAAAAATAAAATAGATTAATAATAAGTATGATTATTTTAACTATTATATCAATTATAATATTTGTTATAATTTATTATTATTTATTTTTAACAAATACTGAAAAATATGTAAATAATTTAAACAATGATGTATATTTTATGATGAAATATGAAATTAGTGAATTTTTGCGAAAGGACAAAGATAACTATATTAATAACATGTCTGATATGGATTTACATGCAAGAAAAGTTAAAAGTAAGAGAGAATATATCAATAATATTGTTAAGTGTGTTTGTGATATTACAGATAAAGAAAAAGATTTATTAATGAAATGTTGTAGAAATGCAGATAATTATTTAGAAAATTGCAATATATATAGTAAATATATTAATTATAAAGATTTAGTTAACATCAAATGGGTTGTTGCATGTACATATAAAAATCAAAATCTACAATATGAAGAGGGATTGCCACATACAAGAGAAAATATTATATTTATATCTAAAAGTGTTTTAAATTATAGTGAAACTGATTTAACTAATACCATGATACATGAAAAAATTCATATTTATCAAAGATATAATAAAGATGTTTTTGACAAATTGATATATGCCAATGGATATAAAAAAATAGATTATAATAATAAATTTATAAGATCTAATCCAGATACAAACAATGATATATATTTAGATAATAAAACAAAAAATATAATGGTGTGTCTTTATAGAAATAGTAAACCAACAAGCATTAATGATGTAATTATGAAAAACTTTTCACTAGAACATCCTTATGAAAAATATGCATACGAAATTGCCAATAATTATTATAAAGATACTAAATATAAAAATATATAATATTTATATTTATAATTAATACAGTATATGAACGAATTACTTAAACAAGCACCTGATAATATTAGTAAAGAAGAAATAGAAATTATTTATTTAAGGAATAATAAGAATGTATTAGATACCCTGACGGAATTATGGAAAATACCTGTTAAAAATGTACAAAAAACAGAAAATGAAAAGAAATGGCAAGAAATTAGAGAAATATATGATGATATTGATACCGAAATGTATAAAGCATTGCGGGCACAAAAAAAATAATATATTCTAATATTAAATATGTTCCGAGGAGATTTGGGTGTGAATAATATAAATGGTATACCTGTTATGAGTTTTTCTAATTTAAATAAAATTATAAGTAACCAATATCCAAGTTATCGTGATAAAGAAAGTTATATTAGTTTAGCTAGATTAGCAGCAGGAGGTTCAATGTCTCCATATACTTTTGGAAATGGATTATACAAGAATTTTAATTCTTCTATTTATGGCGACGATAAATATGAAGAACGTGAAAAAATTGTTTCCCCACCAACATACGAAAATAAAACAAATTTACCTATTAAAAATATATAAAAGTATAAATATAATATATATATTGTGAAATGATGAAAATTTTTAATCTAATGCTTTTGTACATTTGTTATGCAAATGCTTTTATTCCTTCAACTAATGTATTGAATAAAATTAATGTAGCAAACTCAAATATATGCTCTTCTAAAAAAATTATTTATAATGCGGTATCATTGTTAAGAGCATCTATTTATAATGACAAACAAAAAAAATGGGAACCACCAGTGGGATATATACCAGAAAGTCAAAAAAATTGGAAAACACCGGTTAGCTATACTCCAAAACAAAAAAAAATTGTTGATATTATTGATAAAGATATTGAAGATTTATTTGATGAAGACGCTTTATTAACAGACATTAGCAGAGAAACAAAGTACATCAATAATAAATTTGATAAACTACTTAATGATATTGAACACATGAAATATACTGTTGAAAATATAAAAAAACACAATAATATTATTCATACTAAATCGGAATACTATAACATTGATTAAATTATTTTTATTATATAAAACTTAAAAGTATTTTTTATTAAAAGAATGAAATTATTATTATTATTATTATTGTATATTATAAATATTTCTAATGCATTTAGTGTGAGTTTTCCAATATTAAGAAAAAATAAAGCAGTAATAAGTAACATAAGGGTTAACAAATTAACATCAGAAGATAAAAAAGAGTTAAAACATTTATTTAATATTGTACCACTATTGGTATTTAAAAATCAAAAAATTAATCCAAGTGAATATTATAAATTTGTTAAACTATTTGATGAAAAACATAAGGAAGATATTTTACATCCTTGGTATACCGGAATACCAAATGTTCCACAAGTATCAATTAGAGGTAATATGTATGTTAAAGATTATTATGGTGTTAAAAATAAATTTGTGGGAGATGAAAGAAATATATTAAATTATTTTAGATATAATTATGTATGGCATCAAGATTTATTAGGGCATCAAAAATATATTACACCGGTTGTTAGTAGTATGTATAAATTAGTTACCCCAAAAAATGAAAAAATAAAAACATATTATTCAAGCTTAGAAGATGCATATGATATGATGGATATGACTTTAAAAAAAGTATTAAATAGTTATAATACAATTCATAGTGATTCATTTGAACGTAGAACAAATAGTACTTATGATTATTCAGGTTATGTTAGAAAGGATAAACAGATTATATATAGCGATGATAACGTATTTACAGAAGATCCTTTGGTTATATATTCTGATAATACTAAATATAGAAAATCTCTATTACTTAATCCTACACGTTTTTTAACATTTGATAAACTTAATTTTTATGATAGTAATGAATTATTCAGACATATTATGAAACGTTATGTTTTAAGTCGTGAAAATATGTTTTATCACGAATGGGATAAAAATGATTTAGTGATTTGGAATAATAGAAAATTAATACATTCATCAATGCCATCAGAAGAGTATAATAGTAAAGTAATACCGGATAATAGATTATTTATACAATGTTTTTTAGCTACTAATGAACCAATATATCCTGCTGGTTCTATTAATTCAAAACCAATATATACACCAAATATTGTTGATATTGGTAAGTT